TTGTATCGCTTGTAGAATATGCACCCGTAGCTGTGTTATAAGTACCAGATGCTTTTCTTGTATAAACAATAGAAGAATCAAAAGAAGAACCTAAATCAGAAACAATCTGTTTAGCTACATTTTTAAATAATGAATCTAATTGACCTGCCATTATCCTCTAACTACCCTCATTTGAAAACTACCTGCTCCACCTAGCATATATGCTCCAAGATAACTTTGTAACCACGGATAAACATCTAAAATATTATTAACAGAACCAGTTCCCTGACTATCAGTATTGTATTTAACCTGTATATCTCCTAGCTTTACTTCACTAAAATTACCATCTTTTCCAGTAGTACCAGTAATAGCATCAGTATCATTTGCTAATGCTCTTGCTAATTCATATTGTGCATATTTAATATTATTTGGAATTACAGTACAAGATAATTCAACATCATCTACCTGATAATTATTTCTAGGAAATTTTAAAGCCTGTCCATTATCACATCTATCTCCAAAATAAACCAAAGTATCAATCCATCTAGTTGCTGCAATAAGTGCTCTGTTCTTTTTATCATCCTGTTTATTATCCCATTGAGTAGAACTTGGAACAGTTTCAAAATATGCGTCTGCTTCAGCTAATGTGACATAACTATTAGCATTAGCTCCTTTTATTGTTGCGTCTATAGTTGCTGCCACGATCTATAAAGTAATTTAGTTTTATTGTAGCGTAAAGAAAAAACCCCACCAATAATTGATGAGGTTTATGACCACTAATTTAATCTTACGATTAATAAGTTGAAGTATCAAGAGGTGTGTTAACTGTTAACTGAACTAATGGAATTAAGTCAGCATCATATGTTAATGCCCACTTGTTAGCTGTTGCTAAGTTCGCATTTGTTGGGTTATCAGCAGCATCATTCCACTTAGTACCCATAACGTGATACGCAGTATGATAATCAACTGACATAACATCTTGCTTAGAAAGAATGTTTCTTTCAGCTTCGATTCTTAGTGCAGACTGTTGACCTTCAAGAATTGTTCCTGAAGCTGTTAGGTAACAGAAGTACTCAGTTTGGTGTCCACTTGAACTAGATGGTGCAACTGTGTTAACAGCAGAGTCAACAACAACTGTACATCCAGCAAATTCACCAACTGCTCTATCGCTGATACCAACACCACCGCCACCCCAGGTGAGGTTTGTGCCTGTTGATAATGCAGAAGTAGAGAATGTTAACATACCAACCTGATAGAGGTAGTAAGCAACAGATGGATGAACGATTAGAAGATCAAGATCCTCTCCTCTTTCTCCAAGCAAGTTTCTTGCTCTTGCAATAGTTGAAGCTGTTAAGAAGTTAACTTCAGTAGCACTAGCACCAGCTTTTGCTACGTCTAGTTTGTTAGTTCCTAAAGCAGTTCCAAATAAACCAGCTAAATGTGAAAACAATCTAGCGTTGTTTAATTTGTTGATTGCATCTGCAAGCTGATTTCTGATGTGACCCATTGGATCTTCACCAGCAGCCAAGATAGCAACATCATCAACAGCATATGAAAATGCTCTATGACAGATAGTTGCAATCTGTGTTGCAGTACCAATTTTTTGTGGTGTTAAATAACCAGCACCAGATGTCCCCCAGTCTGCCGCACCAGTTAGAATCTCTTCTGTTGGAGCGATTGGGTTAAATTCTGGAACTTGTATTCTTGTTCCACCTTCACTTGCATCCAATAATGAATTACGAGTGATAGCACCAGATTTAATAAATGCACTACGTTCTTTAATTGCTTCAGAAACGTAAGCAGCGAAATTATTTCTCTTAACGATGTCCGCTAGTAGGACACCGCCAGAATAATTCTGAAACGGAGCAGCCATTCAGATTACCTTTTTAAGTTTTGCGATACCCTAATCACAGATAAGGGGGTCAATTTCACAGAAATTAACGATTTAAGTTTGAGCCTCTCTCTTCAGCACCGCTGCCAGATCGGGGTTCTCACCCTCCATTATAAGCTGTTGAGTCAAATTACCATTCTTCCAGGGATTATCTGTTCCACCTGACACATTTGATATAGGACTAGGTTTTGCACCCATACCAGCAGCACTACTTGGTTTAAAGTGATGTTCCCAACCACTACCAGGGTTTTTGAGACTTGTGAGATAAGTACCTAAATTTTGTTCAACTCCACCATCAAGAACCACCACCTCTCCATTAGCGTTTTTTTGTAACTTTCCTTGTAACAATGACAGAGTTTGCTCTGCATTTATCGCTCCAAGATTACTGATGGCTGCTAATGCTGTAGTTTTTGTAGAAGCTACTTCATTAGAAGTTTTCATTTCCTGTAGCTGTTGAGATAACGTATTAATCTGTTGATCTTTATCCTGTGCTGTTTTATTAGCTTCTTCCCAAAGAGTTTTCCATTGTCCTTGCTCTTCTAATTCTTTGGTACGTTTTTCTTCTTTCTGTTTATAAACATCATCTAATTTACTTTTGATGCCTTTGAATTTTTCATCACCTTCAGCTATTTGTTTTTTAAGTGCTGATAATTGTTCTTCATACTGTTGTTTTACAGAATCAAGATTTGGTGCTTGTGGCTGTGTTTCTTGTGAAGGAGTTTCAGTCACGGACTGATCAGAAGGAGTCACAGACTCGGACTGAACTACTTTTTCTTCGATTGCCATAAATTAGTCGGATAAAATGTTTGAGGTTTTCTTTTTAGAAACTTTTTTAGTTTCTGTTTTTGATTCTACTGAAGTGGACTTAACAGCAGGAATTTCTGCTAACTCCCACTTGTATGTTCCGTCAGATTGCTGAACATAATCTAGATGTTTGCCCATAATTTATATGTACTTAACTGTTATTCTAACAAATTATTCAGGTTTGACCTCATTCGCTGTAGGTAGCACTTCTCCCTGTACCAAAATATCTCTAAACTCTTCTCTATCAATGACTTGTTGATCAAATAATGATGTTAATGCTGTAATATCCTGTCCAATTAACCTTTCAATATCAAAATCTCTACTAATTTTTACTTCAGGTGGTTCTATTCCTACATACTCAGCAGATAAATTAAATGCTTTTTGTAATTTCTGTTCTAATTCCATTGAAACCATTGCGAGCATGGAATTTGTGTCTACTCTATCCAGTCTTCTAGCATCTGCTGATTCAGCAACAAACTTCTGTTGTGATAATGTACTGATCCCTAAAGTAGCCATTTGCATTTGTAATTCTTTAATCTCAGCAGATTGAGCATCAAATGCACTACTTGCAGGTTCTACATAATAAACTTTATTTCCTGGCTGAGTTGCCATTGCATAATTAACAGAAATAGCTAAATCTTTAGTCTGATCATCATATCCTTCCATTACTAACATTGGTTGAGATGCAACGTGCAAACTATGTATCAAATCAGCTTGTCTTTGAAAATGTGCAAGATTTAAATATGCAATATCTAATAAAGGTGGTTTGCTAACTAAATTTTCAACTTTTCCAGAATAAACAGTAACTAATGGTACTTCACCTAATGAAAAACTACCTGATTCTGCTATTTCATAATCTTTTGCTCCAGCAGGACTAGACATATTTCCAGCATATGCACCATTATCATCTTCATATAAATCTTCAACTGTTTCTTTTTTTCTAAATAAACGATAACGACCTGGTTCTATAACTCTTACCTGATCATAAATTTTCTCACCAAACTCACCATCAGCTAATACTGCTTTTTCTGCAATTCTTACTTGTATTAAATTTCCATAATTAGATTCTCTATCTAATCTCCAACCATAAATATTATTAGGGTTTATCTCAATCCAGTAAGGTCTGCGATTTTGCTGTCTTTCTTCAGCAAGACTTAACGCACCAGAAGGTGCTGGATAATCAACAAGAATATGACTTTGACCATAAGTAAGAGAACACATTAATAATCTTCTTGCATATTCATCTAAATCTGATTTACAACCATCAACATCCATCTTGAACATCTCAGTCCAATATGGATCTCCTGTTAAAGTTATTGGTTTTCTAAGAACTAAACCTGTAGCTGCTCTTATTAATCTTTGAGTAAAAGGACTAAATACTGCTCTATTTACTCTTGCAAGGTAAGCATCATAGTCTTCTCTTGGTTCTAATGGTAAAAACGCTTCACTATTTTCTCTTAAATATTCTGTTCCTTCACTAACAGCTTTCATTATTTCCCATCCCTTTATCATGTCTAAAACTGCTCTGGTTCTAGTAAAAGGACTGTCACTACCACCTAGATAAGAACTGGCGGTAATACTTGTTTTTATATTCCCTGGTAATGCGTAAGTCATTTCAACATCTCCATCGTTTTAAGGCTAGTCCTTTTCTAGTTAATTTACCATTTTTACTTGTTGGGCCTTTGACTCCTTTCATTCTGGCACAAAATGATTTTCGTCTAGCTGCCCTTTTTCCTGTTGGACTCTTTTCAGTTACAGGTGCTTGTAAATTGCTACCTGTGGCACGATTATACTTAGCTCTTCCTTTCGCAGTCAGTCCACCCTTTTTAGACTTTTCGCCTCTTCCAACTGATAAACTGACTCCTTTTTTGCGTGGCATTATTTTCCTACCTTTGCTTGTGCTTTTTTATGGGCTTGGGTAAAAGTATCTCCTGCTCTCATTCGCCTTTTCATAAAAGCCATATGAACATCACTATGATGTTCAGAATGTTCTTTTAATTTATTTTTTTGACGAGTGGTAAGCTTCATTATGCAGCGTTAGTGATAGTGCCAGAAGTTTGGAAACTAACTGAAACTGTAGAAATATCTCCAACAGTTGAAGATAAAGTTGTTCCT